CGAGCGACCCCGAACGAGCTGACACGCGCCCTGCGGAGGTACGTCTGATGGCCCGCGTCATCCGCACCAACCTCACCGCCAAGCAGCGGGCCAAGCGCCAAGCCGCCCAGGCCTACGGCAAGACCGTCATGGCCCCGGTCCTGGCCGAACTGACCCACCGCGACACCGAGTTCGTGATCGAGGTCTCTCGGTTTCTGGCCCGGTTCTTCACCCAGGTCATCGCCGACCGTGGGGATGTGGGCCGGGCCATGGGCGTCATCGCCGGGAGCGCCGCCGAACTGCAGCCCGCCTTCAGGCCCGGCGCTGCGGTCGCCCGCTCCGAGGCCGACGCCCTGTTCCGCGAGAGGGCCGAATGATCGCCCCCCACAACCCCAGCCAGCCGCCGACCGACGCGGAGCAGCGCGCTGAGGCGATCATTCAGCGCGAGGTCGCCCACGTCCGCGGCTCGCTCCGCGTCGTCATGGATGTCGGCGGCCCGGTCGCGGTGATGCAAGCGGTCCACCTGGTCCTCACGACCATCGCCGACGAACTCAACTGCATTTCGGCCGAACTTGGCGGCGGGGGAGGGCTTCTCTCGTGACGCGCCACGACATGATCGCTCGCGAGCGTGAGACCGCCGCCAGCTACCGGCGCGAGGCCAAGCGCCGCCGCGCCAGGAACCCCGTCCTCGCCGATCAGCTGGAACACTGGGCCGCCGCCTCTGACGGGCGCGTCGAGACCCTCCGCTGCGGCCCCCTGTTCGAGATCAAAGAATGACGAAGCGCAACAGCACAGCCGTCATGGCGCGCCGGAATCGGGGGGGGGCGCGATGATCCAGCCCTCGCTCATCCCATCTGGGGGCGCGGCTGTCATGGCCGCTCGTGCCTCCACGCCGGACAGCGCCGACTTCTTCCCGACTCCCCCGTGGGCGGCACGCGCCGGCGCCGAACTGATTGCCGCAATCGATCCTGGGACCTGGAAGGTCTGGGAGCCCGCCTGCGGGGCCGGGCACATGGCCCTTGGTCTCACCGACTTCTTCGGCGAGCCCTTCGCCACGGACGCCTACGACTACGGCTGGGACGGTTGCCGAATCTCCGATCTGGACTTCCTGAGCGCCGAGGCCGACCAGTTCGACGAGTTCGACTGGATCATCTCGAATCCGCCCTTCGTCCTGGGTGACGCGTTCGTCCGCGCGGCCTACCGCCGAGCCCGGCGCGGCGTCGCCATGCTCCTGCGGCTGGCCTTCCTGGAGGGCGGGAAGCGGTTCGAGCTCCTCTATCACGATTGCCCCCTGACCTTCGTCTCGCCGTTCGCCGAGCGAGTCCCGATGGTGAAGGGGCGATACGACCCGGAAGCCTCCAGCGCGACCGCCTACGCGTGGTTCATCTGGTGCAAGGGCGAGGCAGGACCCCCGCGCGTCCTGCCGATCGCGCCGGGCGCCCGCGAGCGTCTCACTCGCCAGTCGGACATGCACTTCGCTGATGCGCCCGATCTGCCCCTGTTCGGCGGAGAGGCAGCTTGAGCGCTCCCGACCTCTTCGGCGACGCCTTGCCCGTCGCTCCCCGCCCAATGCCCGCCCAGGCCCCACCAGCGGTCTCCTCGCGCCCTGGGTTCCCGTACCCCCGCCCTACCGTCTCCCGCCCCCTGACAGAGGGGGAGAGGGCCTGTCCTGGGGTGGATGGGAAGCCGTGTGGGCTCACCGCGCCTTGCGGGATGGGGAACTCGTGGTTTTGCCCGTGGTGTGCACCGTCCAGCTTCTGGAGGCGCCGCTGATGGGCCAGGATCTATTCGCCTGGGCTGAGGCGCGCCAGACGCCGGCGTGCGCCGACTGCGCCGAGCTCAAGGCTCCGATCGACAGCGGCATTCGCTATTGCGACGGCGCCAAGGTCTGGCGCTGGGCCCATGATCGGGTGTCCGGCTGCTCCCACCGTTCCCCCCTCCAACCTCAAAGGGAGGGGGCATGAGCAGCAAGGCCCTTGACCTTCGGCCGGCGAATGACATCGCCCACATGCCATCCAACATCGACGCGGAGATCTATCTCCTCGGCGCGCTCATGTACGACAACGCCGTCTTTGAGCGGCTGCCGGACTATCTGAAGCCGGAGCACTTCTTCGAGGGCTTCCACCAGCGGCTCTATGCGGAGATCGCGGCCCAGGTCTCAAAGGGCCAACTCGCCGAGCCGATCTTGCTCGCCGACAGGTTCGCGAAGGACCCCGGATTCATCGGGCTCGGCGGGCTGCTGTACCTCGCCCAGATGGTGGATCATGCCCCGCCCGGAGCGAACGCCCCCGACTACGCCCGCGTGGTCTACGACTTGGCCCTTCGCCGGGAGCTGATCCGCATCGCCGGCGACGTGGGCGCCGCGGTCGCGGACCCAGAGGACGAACGGTCGGCGCGGGAGCACGTCGAAGCCGCCGAGGCCGCGCTCTACAGCCTCGCCGAGACCGGCCAGACCCAGGGCGGGCTCAGCGCCTTCTCGGACTACCTCTCCGGCGCGATTGAGATGGCCGCCGAGGCATTCAAACGGGATGGGGGGCTATCGGGCCTCTCGACCGGACTTGTGGACCTCGACCGCAAGATTGGGGGCCTGCACCGCTCCGACCTCATGGTGATCGCCGCTCGCCCCGCCATGGGGAAAACGAGCCTCGCCTGCAACATCGCCTACCACGTCGCCCGGTCCTACGCCTGGGAGCCCCAGCCGGACGGGACACGCAAGACCATGGCCGGCGGACGGGTGGCGTTCTTCAGCCTCGAAATGTCCGGCGAGCAACTGGCGCTCCGCATCCTCTCGGAAGCCGCCCAGGTCTCCGGGGATCTGATCCGCAAGGGCGAGATCAACGCCATGGAGTTCGGGCGCCTGCGTGACGCGGCGGTCGAGATCAACGCCATGCCGCTCTACACCGACGCGACGGGCGGTCTATCCCTCGGCAAGCTGGCGGCCCGCGCGCGGCGCATGAAACGCCTGCACGGCCTCGACCTGATCGTCATCGACTACCTGCAGCTCATGACCGGCAACCGGCGCTACAGCGGCGGGGAGCGGGTGCAGGAGGTCACGGAGATCACAACGGGCCTCAAGGCCCTTGCGAAGGAACTGGACGTCCCCGTGATCGCCCTGTCGCAGCTCTCGCGCCAGGTCGAGAACCGCGAGGACAAGCGGCCCCAACTCGCCGACCTGCGGGAATCCGGCTCGATCGAGCAAGACGCCGACATGGTCATGTTCATCTACCGCGAGGAATATTACCTCAGCCGCGCCGAGCCCAAGGCCGGGACCAACGAGCACGCCGCCTGGCTGACCGACATGGACGCCTGCGCCGGCAAGGCTGACCTCATCATCGGCAAGCAGCGACACGGGCCAATCGGCACCGTCCAGGTCGCGTTCAACGCCGACCTCACCAAATTCGGAAACCTCGCCCGCGATCATCAGTTCGCGGCGCGCAAGCCATACGGTGACGAATGAGCGGCACCATCTGGACCAAGTTCTATTGGAGCGACTGGCAATCCGAGCCAGCCCTCCGCCTATGCTCCTTCGCGGCCCGCGGGCTGTGGATGGACATGCTCTGCATCGCAGCAGCGCACGACCCGATCGGCTACGTCGCGGTGGCAGGCCGCGCCCTCAGTGAAACTGACATCGCTCGCATGACCGGTGGACTGGAATCCGAGGTGTGCTCCCTGCTGGGCGAGTTGGACCGAAACGGCGTGTTCTCCCGTGATCGGCAAGGCCGGATCTATTCCCGGCGCATGGTGAGCGACGCCAGAAAGGCCGCAATCGCCAAGAAAAACGGCAAAAACGGAGGCAACCCAAGCCTAGGAAATCAAACAAGAAAGCCAGCGTCGGTTAACCCCCCGGTTAAGCCCCCCCTTAAGCCCCATAAGCCATCTGCCAATTATCCAGAAGGAGATAGAGCTGACGCTCTCTCTCCTCAAGCGAGCGAGAAAGCCAAGGCGTCCCCGATCCCTGACGGGTTCCCCTCGGAAAGCGATATCGAGGCGGCTAGGGGGTGGATCGCCAAGGCCGGTGTTCGCCTGGACCCCGCCGAGCACGCCAGGCGGTTCCGCAATTACAACCTCAGCCACGGGCGGGAACTGGCGGACTGGGGTGCGGGCTGGTTCGGCTGGATCGAAATCGAGATCGGCAAGGCGCCGGCGCTCCCGCCGCCTGACGCCGCCCCGCCCGTGGCTTGGGAAGGCCCGCCAGAAGTTTGGGACCTAGCCGTCGCCCGAAAATCCCTTGACTGGGCCCGGAGCTACATCGGCGGCTGCGTCTGGACCGGCGGTGCGCTGGAGACCCGCAGCCTGACCGCGGCGAAGGCGATCAAGGCCGCCATCGGAGACGACCTGAACGATAGGGGCTGGACCATCGTCCACGCCGGACAAGCCGATCAGGCCGCCGCATGAACCCCACCCGCCCCACTGACCGCGCAACTGGAGTAACCGCATGACGACCCCAGTTTTCCTCCCGTCAAATCACGCTAGGAGCTAGACCCATGGCTGACCTGGAATTGAATATCGAACTCCCGGCGTCAGAGCGGGGAATTTCGGCGGCGGATCAGTCGCGGTTCGACCGGCTGAAGGCGAAACTGAACAGGCCCGATCTGCCCAAGGACAAGCGGGAGCAAGCCATGCGTGAGCTCGCCGCGCTGTCAGGCCGGAAGGCTGAGGAGGCGGATCAGGCCTGGCGTTCCGAGGTCCGGCAAGAGACGTCAGCTATCGCGCGAGGCCGCGGCGAGGTGGTGGCGGAGGAGAAATCCGGCGCCCTTCGCGTGCTGGACCGAGATCCGATCCTGAGCCTGTTCCGCGCCGGCCACCTGACCGTTGATCAATTCGACGTGGCCCTGACCTATCGGGGGCTTTACGAGGACCGGACAGCGGACGCTGCAACGGCTAATTACACCGATGCCGCCGGCGGGGGCCACGACAACGCTCGGTTCGTCTGGAACCGCCTGGAGCGCGCCAAGGCCGGTGGGACGATCGATCGGGCGGAAGTCGAGATCGCCAAGAAATGCCCCGACGACCCAGCGCCGCTCCAGGTCTTCACCGGCATCGCCCGCGATAACAGGTCCGTCACCAGCTTCGGAAAGGGCAGGGCCTTCGAGCGAAACGTGGCTGCATTCGCGCGAGCGCTGGACATCGCAGCGGATCAGCTCACCACGGCGCAGCGCGCCCGCTTGGGGGTTCCGTAAGGATGAAGATCGCCTCTTGACAAACCCGCTTGCGGCGGAACCCCAACTAGGTCATATCTGCCATCAGCACGCTTTGCGTGAAGGCCCGCCCAACCCGGCGGGCTTTTGCATTTCCAGCCCCATTGTCGCGGCGTAGCGCAGTCCGGTCAGCGCGCGTGGCTCATAACCACGAGGCCGTCGGTTCAAATCCGACCGCCGCACCCAATTGAAGGCCCCCCGAGAGGTCTGACCCCCGCGACACGCTCGCGCTATGGTCGGTCGACTGTGCAAGCCAGTCAGGGCCCGCCAATCAGCGCCCAACGTGGGCTGATCGTCCGTGACCGAACCTGGCGCGGACGCCAAGCGAACCCAAGAGCCCCACATGTCCAGCCTGGACGTTTCCGAAGCCCTGAGCGCCAAGGGCGCCACTCACCCGCGCGTGTCGCTCGCCGATATGAACGACGCGATCGCGAGCGAGAACTACATCAACGCCGGCGCCGCCTGCGCCCAACTGGGCCAACCGGTCCCCGAGCCGCTGACGCTGATGACGATCTGCTTCCTGACCATGAAGAACGGCTTCACGGTCCTCGGCAAATCGGCCCCGGCCAGCCCGGAGAACTACGACGAGGAAAAGGGCAAGACTTTCGCTCGTGAAGACGCCATCCGCCAGCTCTGGCCGCTGATGGGCTTCAGCCTCCGCGACCGGCTGTCCGGCGCGGCCTGACGAACGCAAGGGCCGCGCCTCACGCCTGGCGCGGACGGCGACCAATCAGAGGGCTTCGAGTTCGTCTAGCGTGACGCGGCCCGATGCGACAAGCATCAGCAGCAGCGCTACCGCCTGCGGGACCGGCGCCGTTCCCTGCGCCCAACGGTTTGGCGTCGCCTTGTCCAAGCTGAGCAGGCGGCCAAGACGGGCTTGAGACAGGCCGATGGCCTCCAGCGTCTCGCGGTAGTGTTTGGCGGTCATTTGCAGTGCGCCTTGTCCACGGTCATCGTTCCGCCGAAGCTATCGCGAACGGTGAAGGTCTTTTTGTTGACCCGCACTACCTTACGCGGCCCGTATAGGATCGTGCACACAGTGTCGCCGATCTGAACGGCGCTCATGGTGTCGCGGATGGTCTGGCGTTGGGCTTCAGCGTCTCCGGCGCGATGGTTCGCCAAGCGGTCCAACTCGCGGGCCTTGGCGCGGTGGACCTCGGCTTCGCAGCGGAGTTCCATAGCTCGATCAGTTTGTGCGATCTGGCGAGCCCTTGCGGGAATGTGGCCCGGCTGGCTTACGAAAGCCCAGTCGCGGTTGTGATTGGCTTCGAGAGCATTGGCGCGGGCTTCGGCGTCCTGCGCCCAAGCGGTGCGCCTTTCAGCGCGAGCCGCCCAGCGTTCGTGTTGTGTGGCCATGCCTCAAGCCTCCTGAGCGGCGAGAGCGATCTTGGCTTCCGCCAAGCCGCAGCGAATCCAGCGGGCGGCACGCATTGACCAGTATTGAGCGAACTCGCGGCCTTTCTTGTCCGTGGCGATCTTGATCGTCGAGCGGGCGAGGATGTTGGCGAAGGCTTGTTCATAGGTCATCTGCGTTCTCCGTTGATGACTGATCATACGCACTATGCGGATATCTGCAAGCGGTTTGTACGCATCATGCGGATATTTGTTTCACCCTTCGCGCCCCGCCCAACAGATCACCCATAGCCCCAGGCTGAACACGCTGTGTCGGGCGCGGGCGCGAGGCCAACCCCCAAGACGCCAGGAAGCCGCAAGGTCTGGCGAGAGGTGCGACCCATGGCGGATGACGCCAATATCCCGGAAGACCTGCGCGCCGCGCTCGCTCACATGGATTGGAGAGAAAATCCGACGGCCCGGCGAGATCTCGAATGGCTGCCGGCTGCCGTCGCGGATCGACCCGAGATTGGCGGCGACCGTCAATGCAAGGGCGTTCAGATCACGACGGGCGCGCCGGATGACGAGGAGTTCGCTGTCTCGGTTCTGCTCCTCTCCTGCCGGCGCGATCCGGCCTTCCCCGGCGAGATCATCGGTTCGTGGTCCGGCGACGTTGACGGCTTCCATGTGATCGAGGTCTGGGCGCAAGGCGCTCCGCTTCCGGTCCTGCCCGAACCGCATAATCCGATGGCGGCTTAGGCCATGGCGGATGATCCCGAAAATACGCCAGATGAACGGGAAGCCGTCGGGCACTGCAAACCGCCGAAGGAACATCAGTTCAAGCCTGGCAACCCAGGCCGACCCAAGGGCGCTCGAAACCGCCTCGGTGAGGCTTTCGTCCAGGCGCTGGCGAACGACTTCGACCAGCACGGCGTGAAGGCAATTGAGACGGTTCGCAAGGAGCGCCCGCACGAATATCTGAAGGTGGTCGCCTCGCTCCTGCCGAAACAGGTGGAGATCAAGGAAGGCGCCTTTGACGGCATCAGCGACGATGAACTCTCCGCTCTCATCAGTGCCACCCGATCGGCTCTCGGTATTGCTGAGCCGGGCGGAGGCGGAGATGACGCTCCGGGCCAGTCGGAACCGGCTCAAGGACTACCGCCCGTACACTAAGCAGCGGGAATTCCACGCCGCCGGCGCCGAGCATGACGAGCGCCTGTTCATGGCGGGAAATCAGCTCGGAAAGACGATAGCCGGCGGGTTTGAGTGGGCGATCCACCTGACGGGCCGCTATCCCGATTGGTGGGAGGGCCGCGTGTTCGACCATCCGGTCAGGTTCTGGGCTTCTGGCGTCACGGGCGAAAGCACGCGGGACAATCCGCAGCGTGTCTTGCTTGGGCCCCCACAGCAGAAGGACGCCTGGGGGACCGGAGCGATCCCGCACGACGCCCTGAGGGAATGGACGCTCGCCCGCGGCATCCCAGATGCGGTCGACAGCGCGGTCATTCGATGGGGTGGCGGCGGCGACGTCCAGCCCAAGGAATCTGTCCTCGCCTTCAAGGCCTACGAGAAGGGTCGCGAGAAGTGGCAGGGCGAAACGCTTGACGGCGTGTGGTTCGATGAGGAGCCGCCCCTCGACATCTACACCGAGGGCAAGACGCGGACGAACGCGACCAACGGAATGGTCATCGTCACCTTCACGCCGTTGCTCGGCATGTCGGATGTCGTGACCCAGTTCCTGACTGACGAGCAGCTAGGGAAGATGCGAGACGGCGCATGACCCGGCACGTGACGTTCATGACGATCGACGACGCCGAGCACTATACGCCGGAGCGTCGGGCGGCGATCATCGCCAGCTATCCGGCGCACGAGCGCGAGGCGCGAGCGAAAGGAATTCCGGTCCTTGGATCTGGTCGGGTCTTCCCGATCGCTGAAGAGGACATCGTCTGCGCGCCGTTCACGATCCCTGAGCATTGGGCGCAGATCAACGGCCTCGACTTCGGGTGGGATCACCCGTTCGGCGCCACGAACTGCGCTTGGGACAAGGACGCCGACTGCTTCTACGTCTGCAAGGAATACAGCGCGCGCGAGACGACGCCGCTGGTCCATGCCGGCGCCATGAAACCGTGGGGCGACTGGGTTCCTACAGCCTGGCCGCACGACGGCCTGCAGCACGACAAAGGCTCCGGCGAAGAACTCGCCAGTCAATATCGCGGCCACGGCCTGAAGATGCTGCCGGAGCGCGCCACCTTCCCCGATGGCGGAAATGGTGTCGAGGCGGGCATCCTTGAGATGCTGGACCGGATGCAGACCGGTCGCTTCAAGGTCTTCGCAACGTGCGGCGGATGGTTCGGCGAGTTCCGCCTCTATCACCGCAAGAACGGCCAGATCGTGAAGCTCAAGGACGATATCATTTCGTCGAGCCGCTACGCGCTGATGATGAAGCGGTTCGCAATCACGAAACCCAAGTCCAAGACGCCGGAGCGCCGAATCCACGGCGCCGGCGGCTGGATGGGCTGAACGAACAATTGCCCCGGGTTGCACGAAAGCCTCCCCGTCGGGAGCACCACGGGGCTGGTGGATGGATGGGATGAAGGCGATGTCTGACGCCCCGACAGACGAAGACCTCGCCAGCATCGGCGCCGCGATCTCGGAAGGGATCGTACTGCCCCATCACCGGCTCGTCCTCGGGCTTCAGCACCGCCCCGACAGCGGCCTGCGGGTCTGCGCCTGGGACGGCCGGCATCTGCGCCACATGAGCCCGGCTAAGGCCCGCCGGACGGCGCGCGAACTGCTGGACGTGGACGCATCGCTGAAACCGGTCGCGGACGCAATGGAGAAGCTGGCCGACCGGTGCGACGAGCTCGCCGAAATGGTGGCGAGCCTGGACGCGGATGACGTCGTGGTGGCGGGGGAATTGGAGCTCGCCGCAATGCCGGCCGAGGGGCGCGCTTGACGGTCATCGCGTATCGCGACGGCATCCTTGCTGCCGATAGCCTGCTGACCTTTGGGGGGACCCGTGGCGGCTATGCGCGGAAGATCATGCGGCACGGATCGTTGCTAATCGGGTTCTGCGGCAAGAGCACCAATTTTGAGGCGTTCCGAAACTGGGTCGCGGCCGGGATGGTCGGGACGTTCAAATCCGACGACGGCAACGTCTTCATCATCCCTCCTGCCGGTCCCGCCATCGTCTGGGGAACCGGAGAAACGCCCTGGCGTGAGACAGCCCCTTATTGGGCGCTAGGTGACGGCGACGAAATTGCGCTTGGCGCCATGGCTGCGGGCGCAAGCGCCCCCGAGGCGGTGCGCATAGCGATAGAGCACAAAACCAGTTGCGGCGGCGAAGTCGTCATTCTGAACAGGCAGGAGGTCTGACGTTGATCGACGACGAAACCTCCGCCGAAGACGCCACGCCCGACGACGTGATCGAAGACGCCCTGGAAGCATTCAAGCTGGCGAGCGAGGCGGAACAGGCCAACCGCCGCAACGCCCTGGACGATATCCGCTTCGTGGATCTGCTTGAGCAATGGCCGGACAAAGTTCGCAAGGACCGGGAGCTCGACGGCCGGCCCTGCCTGACCATCGACAAGATCGGCCCTGTCATCCGCCAGGTCGTGAACGATGGCCGTCAGAACAAGCCGTCGATCAAGGTTCACCCGGTCGATGACAACGCCGACATCGCCACGGCGAAAATCTATGACGGCCTGATCCGCAATATCCAGGTCTCGTCCAACGCTGACGTGGCCTACGACACCGCCGGGTCTTTCGCGATCAAGGGCGGGTTCGGTTATTTCCGCATCAACACCGCCTATGCGTCGGATGACACCTTCGACCAGGACATCGTGATTGAGCGGATCGCCAACCCGTTCAGCGTCTACGGCGACCCCCATTCTACCGCGGCGGATTCCAGCGACTGGAACACGGCTTTCGTCATCGACCAAATGTCGAAGGCGGCGTTCGAGAAGCGCTGGAAAGGCGCCAAGAAGGTCGATTGGAACGCGGCGGGCTATACAAAACTGACCGCGCCCTGGTGGGAAGGCGAGACGGTCGCGGTCGCCGAGTACTGGTGCCGTGACGAGGTGCGCAAGTCCATCGCCCTCCTGACCGCGCCCACGTTGGACGCCCTGACCTCGGACGAGGCGCTGTCGCAGTTTGACGCGCTGACCCCGCCGTCGGGCATCATCGATCTCAAGATTTACGAAGCCAACAAGGACCTGTTCGACGCTCTGGGCGTGCAGATCAAGGGCAAGCCCCGCGAGGTGCTGTCGCACAAGGTCACGCAGCGGATCATGTCCGGCGTCGAGGTGTTGGACACCGTGGAATGGGCCGGGGTCTACATCCCGATCGTCCCGGTCTACGGCGATGAAGCCTGGGTCGAGGGGGTGCGACACCTCCGCGGCATCGTGCGCCCGGCCAAAGATCCGCAGCGGATGTTCAATTACTGGCGCTCGATGTCCACGGAACTCGTCGCGTTGGCCCCCAAGGCGCCGTTCATCGGGGCGAAGGGCCAGTTCGACACCGACACCCAGAAGTGGGCGACGGCGAACACCCAGAGCTGGAGCTTCATCGAGTACGACGTGGTTCCCGGGGCCGGGGCGCCGCAACGCCAAGCCTTCGCGGGCGTGCCCGCCGGCGCGCTTCAGGAGGCCATGAACGCCTCCGACGACATCAAGGCCGTCACGGGCATCTATGACGCCAGCCTCGGCGCCCGGTCGAATGAAACGAGCGGCCGCGCGATCCTGGCCCGGCAGCGGGAAGGCGACGTCTCGACGTTCCACTATGCCGACAACATGGCCCGCGCCCTGCGTCATGCCGGCCGGATCTTGGTGGACCTGATTCCGAAGGTCTACAGCGCGCCCCGGATCGTCCGCATCATCGGCCTGGACGGAACGCCTGAGAACGTGGCGGTGAACCAGACCACGACGGTCAAAGAGAAGGACCCGCGCACCGGCCAAATGGCCGAGATCGAGCGCATCTACGACCTGGGCGCGGGCAAGTACGACATCACCGTTGAGAGCGGCCCGAGCTACACGACCCAGCGCGAGGAAGCGGCCTCGCAAATGATGGAACTCCTGAGGGTCTATCCCCAAGCGGCGCCGGTCGTCGGCGACCTCCTGGCGAAGAACCTCGACTGGCCTGGCGCGGATGAGATCGCCGAGCGTCTCCACGCCATCCTTCCGCCCGAACTCCGCGGCGAGGACCCGGCGGCGCAGGCGGCTCAGAAGCAGATGGCGCAGATGGCCGAGCTTCTGAAGGTGCTCAAGGAGAAGCTGGACGCCAAGGATGCCGAGCACGAGCTCAACGAGCGCAAGGTCCAGATCGACGCCTACAATGCTGAAACCCAGCGCTTGAAGATCCAGCAACCGGCCATGTCGCCGGAGCAGGTTCAAGCCCTGGTGTTCCAGACCCTTCGCGACATGCTCACCGCCGCGCCGATCTCGGAACCGGAGCATGAAATGCCGGACGAGGCCGCCGAGTACGCGCCTCAAGCCGCCGCGGGCGGTGGGATGATGCTCCCGCCTGGTCAACCGCCGGCCGCCGCGCCCGCCATGCCGCTGCAGCCCGAGGGTCCCAGCGAGATGGAGGGCTAGGGCGTGGCTTTCGGTCAGCTTCCCCCGGGTGTGTCACCCGCCGCCGTGTCGCAACAGCCGCAGGACGACGAGGAAACTCAATGGCTGGCGCAGATGGCGGCGCGGATGCAGGCCAATCAGCCCTACGCCAAGTCCGGCCCTTACGAGACCCAGCTTGACCCCGCCAAGGAACAACAATTCCGGGCATGGGTGAAGCAGAACAAGGTCCCGTTCAACCTGAACGACCCGATCTCGGATTACGACATGCGCGGGTTTTGGAATGACCTCCAGACCGGAAGCCCCGACGCGCAGACCGCAGTCGATCCGAACGACGGAAAGCTGCACTTCACCGACAAGTGGAAGACGCCGTATCACGAGACGTTCTCGCGGCTGTCCACCTATGCGCAGCCGAACGCGCCGTATTGGCTGGCCGATCGCTACCTGATCGACCACACGGGCAATGTGCTCTTCGACGATCAGCACAAGCACGGGCCGAACGACAAGGCGCCGGTTAAGCGCTGAGATTCGCCGCCAAGTCCACGGACAGCGGCTCAACCCAGGCGCATAGCGCCGCCCCCAAAGAGACCCCATGAGCGATCAAGCGACCAATTCGGACGCTGGCGAAGTCGTGCGCGACGATGCCGCCCCGGAAGTCGATGAGGCTGCGGCCCAACCCGACGCTTCCACCGATCAGACCGAAAACTTGGACGAGGGAGCCGGCGACGGCCAACCCAGCGATCCGGTCGAGGATGACACCGAGGAAGTCGAGCACGAAGGCCAGAAGTACAAGGTCCCCAAGGCGGTCAAGCCGCTCCTGCTGATGCAGGCCGACTACACCCGCAAGACCCAGGCTATCGCGGAACGAGACCGGGCACTGGCTGAGCGCGAAAGCGTCGTCACCCAGCAAGCCGAGGTCGCCACCGCGCTCCGGGCCGAGATCGGGAAGGTCGAGACCCTCCGTTCCCAACTTGGCGCCTTCGAAGGCATCGACTGGGCTGCGGCCAGGGCGGCGACGCGAGAAATCGCCGATCCGAACGAGCGCCAGCTCGCCCGCGATCAGGTCGATGACGCTTATTTCCAGTACCAGAACCTCGCCAAGGCCGTCGATGACGCCGAGGCCGGGCTCACCACCAAAGAGCAGGAATTCCGTCTGCAGAGCGAGCGCGCCGTCGCCACCGCCATGCAGGAAACGGTTCAGGTCCTCGCCAAGGAAATCCCCAACTGGGGCGAAAAGACCTTGCAAGCAATCGTCCAGACCGGGGCCGACTACGGCTTCACGGTGGACGACTTCAAGGTCATGACCGACCCCAGGGCCTGGAAGGCTTTCGATGAACTCGCGCGGCTCCGGGCCGACAACGCGAAGCTCAACGCCCAACTTGGCCGCACCACCACGACGGAGCGCCACGCCGCCTCGCAGGCCACCCAGCCGGCCAAGACCGTCTCCGCCAAGGGCGGGGGCTTCAAGCCGGGCTTGGATGACAGCCTGCCGGTCGAAGAATGGAACCGCCGTCGAGACGCCCAGGTGAAGGCCCGCCGCCAGGCGCGCTGACCACCACACCCCACAGCAGCGTCGGATGACGCCGCCCCTCCCGAAAAGGCCGATCGGATAGCGCCGTGAGCGCGCCGGTCCGCAAGAAGGACCCTTCATCATGTCCAACTCGCTTCTCACTCCCACCGCGGTCACGCGCGAAGCCCTGCGTGTCCTGCACCAGAAGCTCAACTTCGTGGGCTCCATCACCCGCGACTACGACGACAGCTTCGCCAAGACCGGCGCCAAGATCGGCGACACCCTCAAGGTCCGTCTGCCGAACCGCTACGTGGTCCGCACCGGCAAGACGCTCCAGGCGCAAGACACCGCCGAGGAGTCGGTCAGCCTGCAAGTCAGCACCCAGAAGGGTGTCGACATGAACTTCTCCAGCAGCGAGCTGACCCTGTCGCTGGACGATTTCAGCGAGCGCATCATCGACCCCGCGATGGCCGCCCTGGCCGCCACCATCGAGTCCGACGCCCTGTCGATGTACAAAGACGTCTACCAGCAAGTGAACAACCAGGGCTCCGCGGCGACCTTCGCCAAGGCCCTGGCCGGCCGCAAGCTGCTGGTGGACTCCCTGGCGCCCATGGACGCGCGCACGGTCTGCCTCAACACCCAGGACAACGTCGATCTCGTCGACGCCCTCAAGGGTCTGTTCAACGATCAGAAGACGATCGCCGAGCAGAACCGCGAGGGCATGCTGGGCCGCACCGCTGGGTTCGACTGGATGGAGAACACCCTTCTCCCCACCCATACCCGCGGCGCCGCGAACACGTCCTACACCACGGACACCCGCACCTCCGCGCTGGCGACCGACGGCACGGCCTATTCCTCGCTCACCGTGGCCTCCGGGTCCGGCGCGATCAATAAGGGCGACGTGTTCACGATCGCCAACGTGTTCCGCGTCCACCCGGAGACGAAGGTTTCGACCGGCGTCCTGCACCAGTTCGCCGCCGCG